CATTCAGACCTCTGGAAATCCCTGCGGTTGGTGCAGCAGTCATTGGACCAACCGTTCGTGGTCCAGCGTTTGTACCGACACCTATTTCAACGTACAGCGAATATATTCGTTGGTTTGGAGACACTTTTATTTCCGGTTCCGGTGCAAGTGAGCGGATGTATAAATATTTAACTACCCATTGCGTACAAGAATATTTGCGTTATGGTCAGGTCATCACCGTAGTTAAAATTTTAAATGCGGGATATCAGCCAGCATATTCATATGTCATTAATTCTTCAAGTTATGCTACATTGTCGACTCTGAGTTCTGGCTCAGTAACGTTCGGCGCAAATAACATGGCGTTCAAAATAGTTTCACTTTCTGATGGTGAAATTATGAACTCTGGCCGTTTGGCCGCCGCCGTTTCAGGTTCAGGCGTAGCAGCAGAAGAAAGTACAAATAATTTATTGTTGACTGGTTCGCAGTTCAATGCACGTTGGGAAATTGCAAACGTTGATCCATCTCGCGGTGTATTTGATTTATACATCCGTCGAGGCGATGATATTTCAAATAGAAAAGTTATTTTGGAACAATATTCGCAAGTAAGTTTGGACCCAAATACACAAAACTATCTCCCAAGAGTAGTTGGTGATATGGTCAATACTTTGAGATACGATTCCAATGGTAGCCCATACTTAGAACGTTCTGGTTCATTCCCAAATCGTTCCAGATTTATTCGTATTGAAGGTGTAAATAATACCTTAAATTACATTAATTCAAACGGCGCTGTTAGAGATGCGAGTTTGTCAGGTTCTTTACCTGCGGCTGTATCTGGAACCTTTGCAGGCGGTAGCGATGGTAATGTCATTCACCCTCGTGCAATGAATGAATTCATGTTTGCGACAAATACGCAAGGCTTTAATCCGGCATCTGCATCATGGGGTCAAACAGCGTATCAAGACGCAATTGATATTCTTTCAAACAAAGACCAATACGACATTAATTTGTTATTTACTCCGGGATTGTTGGATAATGCAACTGGACACGGTTCAATTATTACCCGCGCAATTAATATGTGCGAAGATAGAGGTGATGTTTTCTACGTTATTGATCCAACTTACAAAGGTTCAACAGTAGGACAAGCGCAATTAGCCGCCGAAGGTAGAAATACCAACTACGCTGCAATGTACTATCCTTGGTGTCAAATAAATGACCCTGATTTGGGTAGAAATGTTTGGGTTCCGCCAAGTGCTATTATTTCAGGCGTTTATTCATTTAACGACTTGGTTGCGCATCCTTGGTACGCTCCTGCTGGTTTAAATCGCGGTACTCTTGATACCGTAGTTCAAACCGAACGTTTGATGACCCAAGGCGATAGAGATAATCTTTACATTAAATCAGTTAACCCGATTGCGACATTCCCACGACAAGGCATTACAGTTTGGGGCCAAAAGACATTACAGAAAAAACAATCTGCTCTCGACCGGATCAACGTTCGTAGATTGTTAATTGATGCTAAACGGTTTGTTGCTTACACGGTTAAGTATTTGGTATTTGAAAATAATACCGTTGAAACTCGTGCAAGATTCATTGAATTGACCGATCCATATTTCCGTAGAGTTAAGAACCAGCAAGGTCTTTACGATTACCGTATCATTATTGATGAAAGTAACAATACTCCAGACGTAGTTGATAGAAATGAAATGAGAGCGCAGATTTATTTGAAACCTGCAAAAACAGCCGAATTCATTATCGTTGACTTTGTTGTACTTCCGACCGGAGCATTGTTTCCAACGGATACAAACGAATAAATATAAAATTACCTAACCTTGGATTATAAAAAAAGTTCAAGGTTAGGATATTTATATTAAAATAGAGGAAAAATAGAAATGCCAAGATTATTAACTCCGGAAGCGCACAATCCTATTTTGCAATTTCGGTATATGATTACAACTTCAAAGTTACCAAACGTTCAATTGTATGGAAAGGCTGCAACTCAGCCTACCCACCAATCAGCGCCCGTGACTGTCGAATATATCAATTCGTATTTCAAAGTTAAAGGTAAATTAAGATGGGATTCCATAACGGTTTCTTGTTATAACTTTGAAGGAATTACCGCAAGTGAATTGTGGACGTATTTACAGGAACACCAAGCAGTTGATAGTGCGACTGATACACGCGCTCCATCATACAAACATGACCTTCAATTAATGTTGTTAGGCCCGGACGAAGCGCCTGTTGGTACTTGGAAACTCGTTGGTGCATTTTATGAAACCGTTGCTTACGGTACTCATGATCGCGGTACTGACGACGTTTCAGTTGCAGAATTGACTATCTGTTACGATTACGCAACTTATTCGTAACTACTTTTTTAAACTAAAATAAAATAAAGGAAAATGTTATGCCAGATTTTTTAGTAAATCTTTTGGTTAACCTTTGGGACAAATTTAAAGCCAAAAACGCGAAAGTAGCCACATTGATTGTGGTAGTTTTGGGTACTTTGGTTTATTTTGCCGACCAAGGCACATTGGCTGGTTTGATTACATTGCCCGATTGGGCTGCTACTGCTATTCAGTGGATTGGTACTTTGTTATTGGCACTTCAAGGTTCTCGCACCAGTGCTGATTTGGCCAAGCAACATCAAGGTTAATCTTTTAAATAAAATCATAATAGGGCATAGGTGTAAAAAACCTTTGCCCTATTTTTTTTATCGTCTTCCTGATTTGACAAAACCTTTACGTCTATTTCGAGAACGATAATAACCTTGTCGCAAATCGCAACCAAGTTCTTTTAGTTTGATCAATATTTCTTTCTTATCTGAAAATTTCAATGCAGGGTGGTCAAATTTCCGATCATCTTCATCCCATTTACTTGGAAAGTAATTATATTGTGAAGTCCACAATTCTGGAAATTCGCGATATTCGCCAAATTTTTCCAAAACTTCTTCAATCTCATAATGATAACTTTCAGTTTCTTCGTTCCAACTTTTTCCTGATTGAGAAAGATACGAAACCAATTCGGATGAATTAGAAATGTTTACAGTTCCCAAATCAGTTTGAAAACTGCCGAAAAGTTCATCATAACTAAATTCAGCACTGGTCGAATGACGAGTTACGGACATAAATTTCCAATCGCCGTTTGAAAACTTGGCTACAAACCAATCTTCAAAAGTAGCAAATGAATAATTGCCACCATTGCAACTCGTTTCTGCACGGAAGTTTGAAAAATCGTCAGTTACCCGTACCGATGCAATAAATTCCCATTTTGGAAAAAATTGTGGGTGCGGCTGAGGAAAATGAAAATCGATTTCATGCCCATAACGGGATAACCAATCTCCTTCCCCGTTTGAAACTTGTCGGATAAACTCTCCGTTAGGTTTGGAAAAATACCAACCCAACTCACAATAACGGAGCAAATTACCTCCGTCAGATAAAATCATTTTTTCTTTCATTGTATCTTTTCGTTTAACAAGTTTTTAACTGCCTTTAACCACGTTTCGTATTCGGGATGGTTTACTCCCAAGTTACATTCAAGAAGCCATTTAGCGCCCTGTGCTTCTGACTGCTTGGCCAACTCTGACAACGCTACCAGATATAGGCCGTTTTTAACCAAAAATTTTATTTTTTCCATAATCGTTGTTCGTTTTATTTACATACAAAAGTATAACCCTTTCAAATAACTACCAAACCTTTTAACCTCATTAACAAATTATTAACTTCGTTAAAAAAGTTCCAGTTTAAGATATTTATATGTATGCCACGATTATTAATTCCGGGTTTATTTCAGCCAACATTACAATTTCGTTACACCCTTTTCACCAATCGTTTGAAGGGCGCAATGTTCTATGCTTATGCATCAACTCAACCCGGTTTTGATAACAGTCCTTTGGAATTGCATCACGGCAATGCAAGTTTCTTTGTTAAAGGAAAAACCAAGTGGAATCCAATTCAAATAAAATGTTATCAATTTGAAGGGATAACTTTTTTAGATTTTTGGGTCTATATGCAACAGCATCAAGTTACTGAAACCGCGACTGATTTATACGCAGAAACCTATAAACATGATTTAAGAGTTTCGGTAGTTGGTCCGGAAGAAATCCCTGTCGGAACTTGGGTATTACATGGAGCATTTTACGAAAACGTTGACTTCGGACAAATGGATCGTTCAAGTGATGCCATAGCAGAAGTCAACGCTACAATAAGATATGACTATGCGGTTTATAAACCGTTTTTTTAATTTTTAATTACAAATCCTTTCATATGCTTTGCGCATTCTGGTCCAATATCAAAGCATCCTTGCGAATCTGCGCCCGTTTCGGCAGCGCACATTTCTTCTGAAATAGATGGATGTACCGCCAGCCAATCCGTATTCATATGAACAGTATAGGCGTTTTGAATATTTTTAATTGGCTTCATGCAACAGATGCACTGTGGCTCCGAAATAGTTCCGTATTTGTCTTCGTTCCTGTCTTTTACAGGACTTTCATACAGAGGCATTGTCTTGTTCATAATCGATGTTCGTTTTAATTATATACAAAAGTAAAACCCTTTCAAATAACTACCAAACCTTTTAACCTCATTAACAAATTATTAACTTCGGAAATATAAATGGCTCGTTTATCACCAGAACAATATAACCCCATTACAAGTTGGAGATTTAAAATCCAATTCAGTAGTTTGCCTGATGTTGGGTTTTACGCTAAATCAGTAACATTACCTCAAATTGACAATTCCCCATTAACAATTGAGTACGGAAACACTCAAATGAAGATTAAGGGGAAAACCAAATGGAATGATGTTGAAATGGTCATGTATGCGTATGAAAAAATGACCAACGAACAACTTTGGGAATATATGACAACCTTACATCAAAAAATTGATGATGGTACGGATTTTTATGGGGAAAAATATAAACTTGATGTCATAATTCAAATCATGTCTCCAATGGATACCCCGATAGCAAAATGGACTTTGGTTGGTGCATTTGCTAATTTAATTAACTTCGGGGAAATGGATTACGCAACAGAAGAAGTTGTTCAACCTCGTTTAACATTTAGTTATGATTATGCGCTTTACGAAAAACAAGGCTATCAATTTACTTAAATAAAAAACTCATACCAAGTTAATGGTACAAGTCTTTTATTAAAACACAAACAACCGACTTTATTTTTTTGGAACCAGTTTGAAAGATCGAGTTCCTTGTTCGAGTTTCACGTTCATGAATTTGAGAACCGCGAGCGGGATTTTGTAATAACTTACAACCCATTTTGCTGGTTCGTAAGTTCGTTTGGTTGTTTTAACTTCCACACCATTAAACATTTTTTTGACTTTTTTGGAAGTTTTAACCTTCCTACGAACTTTGTGGTAAACGAATCCGTAGGCGAATTCACTGCCGTGTTGTCCCCAACTAAATCCATAAATAAGATCATTCGGACGTGGTTTATGTCGCTTTTCGGTTGTTTGTGGTTTGATATTGATTTTAAGTTTCATCTTTAAATCGTTTAGTGAATTAATACAACAAAGGTATATTCATTGATAATACAAACCAAACCTTTTAACCTCATTAACAAATTATTAACTTTAAAACAAAATTATCCTGAAAAGGATATTTATATTAAACTAAAAACCTAAAAAGAAGGAAAAAATGCAAGAAGGAAAAGTTACGTTAAAAGCGGACATTACAAATCAGGAACCTGAATCATTTCAACGTTCATTTCCAAACAACGTTGTTGAATTACCAAGTAAAGGTTTGGTATATGATGAAACGAATTTATTGTCAAGGGGCAGCGTTGAAATGAAGTTTATGACTGCCAAGGAAGAAAACATCCTAACTACTGAAAGTTACATCAAACAAGGAATTGTAATTGATAAATTTTTACAGTCAATCATCGTTTCGCCTAAATTCAATTATGATTCACTTTTGGTAGGTGATAAAGATGCACTTATTTTAGCAAGTCGGATTTATGGTTATGGAGAAATTTACACCATCGAAGTTGCAACTCCATCTGGAAAGAAACAAAAGATTGATATCAATTTGGAAGAAGTTCCAAACAAAGAAATTGACGAAAGTAAATTCATAAAAGGAGAAAACCGTTTCACTTATTTGTTTGAAAATAAGATTGGAAAATATACGCTCGAATTTAAACTTTTGACTGTTGGCGACCAAAAACGAATTGATGACCGTTTGAAAAAGTACAAAAGTTTCGGAAAGGAAGATCAACAAATTACTATTCGTTTGGAAGAAATGATTTTATCTGTTAACGGAAATTCTGATCCAAACTTCATTCGTTTGTTTTTGAATAATGAATTTTTGGCTCGCGATTCAAGAGCCTTCCGCGATTACGTCGCAAAACTTCAACCCGGACCAAACATGGAAATTGAAATCGTTGACGAGGAAACGGGAGAACCCTTTCGCACTTCGATTACCATCCGACCAGACTTTTTTTGGCCTGACAGCGGACTATGATAGAATAGTAATGGATCAATGCTTTGACATTGGTTACTATTCGCAAGGTGCAATGTCAGCAATGGACGCATATTCAATGCCAGTCAACGTTCGGGCATATTATTATGCCAAACTCGTTAGGGTAAAAGAACAGGAAGCCAAGGCCGCTGAAGACGCTCAAAAACAAAATGGGAGAAGACGTTAATTCGTCGACTCCCATTTCTTTTTAATCATCGTAATGTTTACCGTTTAGATGGGTGAAGAAATGTTCAATCATCTGTTCCATTACTGGAATAGTGATTTGAGAATATTTTCCAGATTCATTGAACCATTGAACCAAAGAAATTTCAATTGAATGAAATCCAAAATTAGGTACTTCAATATTGAACTGGATTGACGGCCAGAAGTTGTGTAAAGATTCATCGTCTTGACCGTATAAATATTGACTCCAGCCAAACGATTCATTAATATTAATAAAATACCGTTTTGAACCGTCTTGGTTGTAAATACATTTTTGCCATTTACGACAAATATGGGGTTCTTCTACTGGATTTTCCTTCCAGCATTTGTAACCTGCTTCTTCGAGCAGTTGTTTTGAAATTGTGATCATTGTTTTGTTGTTTTAAAATTCTACCACAAAAGTAAAGGCTCAGTCCTTACGAACCCAGCCTTTTACTGCAATTAACAACATTTAACAATTTTACTGTAAAATTACAAATTTTACCTTCCAAAGAACCTATACCGCTGCCAATTTACTCGTTTAATATTTTCACAAGTTTCATTGATTCGTTCAAGTTCTTTTAGTGTTACATCTACTTGAAATCCGTTCAGGACTACAAAATTTTCACCTTTGAGCCAACGTTCGTTGCACTGATAAATCAAATCTTGGATATCATCTTGATTTAATTTGAATTTACGATTGCCCAAAGTCATTTCTTTGGAATCGAAATCGTAGTCAATGGTGTGAAAAATTGGACCTAAGTGTTTTGTTTTTTTTGGATTGATGTTAATACTGTGATTTACTGACATAAAAGATTATTTAGTTATGACCGCCGATATGCACGGTCAGTTTATAAATATCTTCCAGTTTTGAATTATCTAAAACAAATTTAACATCAGTACCTAAATTATTAAACAATTCCGTAAATGGATAATCCAAATATCCCTCAGAACCATAACAATCTCGCTGTAAAACGAAGATAACTGCCTGTTTTGTATTGGAAATTGCCCAATTTAAAGTTTTGTTAAAATTTTCCCATTTATCCAAACCCATATCATCTCCCAAGGTTCCGATAACAACGGTATAATCACTTTCAATGGAAATATCAAAATAATTGTTATTAAAAACTTGAATATCCGGATATTTCTGCTTTGCGACATTGTAAAGGTTTGGGTTCAATTCAATACCAAAATAATCAATATTACTTTGAAGGTGAAATCTACCAAATAAATCACCTCTACCACAACCTAAATCTTTAATTGAGTAATTGCTTTTGGGCAAACCTTCTAAAACCCAATCGTAGATTTCGTTTTGAGTTTCTTCGTCCGGATAGCCAACTATTTGAGGATCGTTTATGAGATAATCCGGTAAACTTACTTCGACCGAATCGTTACCTCCTATAAGTTCGTCCGTGGAAATTTCATTCAAACTTTCTTGAAGTGAATTATACTTTTCTTCAAGGTTCGGACTTCCAGAAATAAGGTCTTCTAAACTTGTAATTGTCATTCTAAAATTTTCCTTTCAAATTCATTTAATTCAGTTACAGATTCATCTTGGACGTATTTTTCTTCCTTCCCTTCCAAGGTGAAATCTGTCAAAGTTTTATCTTTAAATTTATTGTTAAGTTTTAAAGATAAATCAATATCAATGTAACAAGGAGTTTCAGGATCAGTAGTCAAAGATTCAAGTACAATTCCACGTTCGGTTAATACGTTGAAATACGTTACTTCTTTGCGCATCCATTTTTTTGTAATTGAACCAAGTTCTCTTTTTCCCCTGTTGAAGAGGATTACTTTATCGTTTTTCTTCATCTATTTCTTTTTTCCAAATATTTTTAAGTGTGGTAGTTTTATCCTTCGGCCTCAATGTCGACAATTTCTTCGTTTAAATTAATTTTACGCAAATAAAAATCAATATTGTTAGTTTTATCAATTTTATTTTTACCGTATGACGGAGTATATGTTTGAAGATACCTAATGGTTAATTCATTTGAATTTGGATTTAAAATTTCTTTAAATTCAGTATTGCCTGACAATATAAACGAATTGACTATTGAATCTGTTAACTCCCGACCGCGTTCAACTGAATCTACAACGCCATGTACCGACATTCCATAGCCCCAATGCTGATAAATTAAAAACATATTTTTAAATTTTAAAGTGAATTTATTAAATCGATCAACTCATCTTGTGGATGAGCATCAAACTTTTCGAATCCCCCCCAACGATTAGCAGGAGAAACATTTGTATGACAAAACAATCCTTTTATCTTGCCATCTCTGATTTCTTGGTCAAAATCAAAGGCTTTGAATTTGTTCATTTTTTTCAACCTTTCCTTCAAACCTTTGGTTATATCAATGTTCTGATCCTTCGCAATTTTGTTCAATAAAAAGTTTAAGGAATGAAGTTGGTCGTTTGTAATCCGTTGGAAGTACCTTTGACCGCGCCACGTTTGCTTCAAATCAATTATTTCTGTCGAGTTGACCTTCCTGTTAGCCCACATTAAAAAGTCGTTTCCTACGCGATTTAAATACGTCAAATTACAAAGTTCAATTCCAATACTTTGACGGTGCATCCTTGTATTTCCGATTCCTAAATGCCACCCATAATCTTGGTAGCGCATACATTCAACAATTTCGCCGTCAAATTGATCTCTCAACGTTTGGCCATGTTTACCGCCAATTACGAATTGAGTTCCGACTGGTCCCCGTTTGTCATTATTCCAATCTCTGACAGTGGCGAAGGGATCATCCCAGCCCGCCGTACAATGCAAGAAAATCCATTCTTTCTTTTCGTTCGTGGTCATGAATTCGCCACGTTTTAACGGAAAGGATTTTATTTTAGGTTGTTCTTGTAAATCAGTTGAAATGAACCCTTGGGTTGTATCATGTTGAACTGGTTCAATTTCATTTTCTCCTTCTAATGGAGAATATTCAAGTCCTTCTTTGAGACAATAGTTTCGCCATGCTGCTTGGGTAAATTCGTCCAATATTCCGGTTGGGGGAATTCCAAGATTATTTTGGATTTCTAAAATTTTAGTTATCAAGTTTTATTCCTCATTTATTTTTCTTTCAAGATATTTCAAATAAGTTTTGAGTGCGTATCTAACTGCGTCAATTAATGCAATTATACCGATGCCGCGGATTAAAAATAATGGTGTTCGTTCTGGTTGAATTAAAAATCCTAAACCTGCAATCAATGAAATTATTGTAGCAGAAATTAGGTAAAAATAAGAATTTAAAAATTTATTCATCAATGAATTTTAAAGTTAAAATTGAAATAATAGGTAAACTAAATTTTCCTTTCATGATTTTGTTCTGAATTTGACTACAATAGAAATATTAAACCAACCGAACCTGAAACAATTGCATTTGTAATGGCCCAAAATGGAGAATCAATCGCAGCAGACATTAAACATATTCCTGAAAATATTCCAGCAATTTGTGATAATAAATTAGATTTCATAATTTTAAATTTTTACAAAGGTAAAATAAATATTTCGGCATTCAAACAAATTAACATTTAATTAAGGCATACAAACAAATAATGTTTCAAAATTTAGAAAATTATTAATTTTCAATAAAACACCATTCTTTCCATTCTTCTTTGGTTGAGTTTAATCTTCGACGAATTGTATGTTTTGGAATATATAATTTTCTACTTGCATCATTTGCACTTAAATATTCAATTCCTTCTATAACACAGGGTTTTCTTCGTGGATTATTTTCTGCCATCTGTTGTAAAGATTCAAAAGTATGAGATTTGCCATAAAATGGATTATTTTCACCTGAAAATCTGATTTTGTATTCTTCTATATATACTTTTCCGTTTTCCGATTCAAAAAATTGTTGTTTACGCAAACGTAATAATTTTTTAGTTTCTTCCGAAACAGTATAATCACGATTTTCAGTACGTCTTCGAATTTCATCTTCACTTAATTTTCTACCATAGCATGGATTTCCTTCACCGGATCGTTCAATACTCCATTTTTGCTTTTGTTCTTCGGAATGAATTGCTCCTAATAAAAATCCAGTTCGCGCTATACGCATATTTTGTCTTGTTATTTCTGAAACAATTTTCCCAGTTAATCTTTTACTAATTTTTTGTTTTATTTTATCAGCGCGTTCTTGTCCATATAATTGTTCATATGCTTGTCCACTTTTTAATTTATTCAATTCGATTTTAATAAATTCATATAATCTTGAATTGGGAATAAATCGTTTTTGACCTTTACCGCCTGAGCACATTTTAAAACAGGCATTCCAAATCTTAGAATTATTTGGATAAATTCGAGTAAGAATATAATGAACTAAGAAATGTTCTCTTGCTGTTAAGACAGTTAAGTTATTTTTTTCATTAGTTCCGCCCAAACATTTTGGAACAATGTGATGTTTTTCAGTATAAACATCTTCTGGTAAAATTCGTTCTTGTCCTCGTTTACAAATGTCGTCATAAATCTTTTGATAATTCAACGGTTAAACTCCTTATTGTATTTGATAAAATTTTATCAACAAATAAGTTAATCTTCAACGAATTATCATTGCAATATTTTACAATCTCAGAATGAGTCTGTTCACTAATTTGAATCGTCTTAACTTTTTTGTTGGTTTTCATATACTATAAGTAGTCTAATTTATGTAAAAAGATGTAGGATTTTGTTTGTTTTTATTGTTAAAGATTTGTTAAGGTAATGATAATAATAATGCTCCGCTCCATGGAGAAACTACTCCCGGCACAACTGTCGACGTGTATGTGCCGATCAAAGTAGTTAAATGAACTCGACACGCCATTTCTAAATTAGTTAAAATAATTTGAAAATTGGTGTTTGGAGGCGTTTTTACGTTACTCCATGTACCTCCGGAACTAACCACTACATTTCCCGTCGGCCCCGTAATAAGACCGCCCAAATGATATGTTATAAAACTCGGTCCTAATTGTTGCAACAAATCTACATCAGCAGTTGATTGTCTATTTAATTCACAATATTGTAAAATAGAACTTTGCAAGGCAGGAAGTTTTGGAGCATTGTTGATTAAAACGCCACCACCAGTTAATGTATCAAAATGTAAACTCATGCAACTATGGTAAGCATTTGCAATTGTGGATGCAAATAATTGAGTCGTAACGTGGGGGTTTCCGGTTAGGACATTGCATTGAGTTTTGAATAATGACCAAGACATTTATTTTTTAGTATAACCTTTCAAAAAAATCCAAAAGTGAAAGTATTTTTTTCATTTCAATATTGAGTTGAAGAATGAATAAATGCCAGTTCCCGGAATAAGTGCGTACCATCCAGTACCTCTACGATTCTCAGGTTTGGTTAAAATTAGAAATACAATATCAAAAAGATATATTACGATTAATATAATTAGAATCGTCGGCATATTTAACTTGCGTTTGTTAATACATTTAATTCTATTTGCTCACTCAACGTTTGATTTTCAATTTTTTTGTTTGAAATTACAGTTCGACCTGAAAGTTCACATTGAAATACATTACTTTTTGATTTAACTTCGGCTTGTTCTTTCAAAAGAGATTTTTCAACTGTCGAATCTGAAACCCTGCAACCATTATAAAGTTCGCTATATGAAACAATTGATTTTTTACAAACAACTGCCCAATTTTTTAAAATTGAACTTTTAATTACTGGTTCATCGTAAATGTCAACGTTATCATGAATTTCTGAATCTTCAATTTGAGCGTTTCCCCAAATTCGAACCTTACCAGTTACAATTGTATTTTTCAAATTAACATTTTCAAATACTTGTGCATCGCCCGTTACAAATGAATTTTCAAGTTGAGCATTATCATAAACTTTTGCAAGTTGTGAAACCCAACTTTCGTCATCTTGGTTTAAATTCTTTTCGCTTTGAATATATCCGCCAATAGTTCCTTCTTTAATCACATTACCTTTAATTGAAATATCTCTCAAAGCCAAGACCCGATATAATTTTACGGGTAGACCTTTTTTTGGATGCTTCCAAGTGATGTGGTCGTTTTTTAAAATTTGATACTTCATTAAGTCTGAACTCCTTTTTGATTGATTGACCAATTATTTTCAGAATCTTTGGTCAAATTCCAACCGGAATCATTTAACAAGGCTTTGATTTCCTGAAAATACCTTTGCGTTTGGTATTCAGGTTTGAACTTAAAAGTGTGATTTTGCATTTTAGTTTTTACATCATTAATTGCAAGATGTAATTGGGTAGGAAACGCAAACAATTCCTGCGCTGTGGGAAATATGTTATTCTCCATAAAATTCTTCGTACTCCTCTTCTATTTCAGTTTGTTTAGGTTTAACTTCCTTGATATTAAGGAAGCGGGTTAATTTGCTACTATTATTGAATTCAGTCATTCCGGTATTATAGTTTTTTAGATGAAAAGCACCGTCCTCAAACCATTCTACCATATTAACATCAACAATAAAATCTTCATACGGAACATCATATTTCTGCCATACTTCTAAAATAGCATCATTTCTATTTTCAGAATTAACTGAAAAACACGCTCCGTCATTCATTAAAATTATATATTTCATTTTGAAAATTTTTTACACGCCTTGACATAAATGATTTGCAGCCTTACAAGCGATTTGATCTTCCCATTGGTCGGGCCTATGAGCATTTTCTTTGTATTTCACCATATATTTGAAATCATAACCCAATGCCCAACCTTTTGCTGCGGAAACCAACCGATTTGAAACGGTGTCAACAAGGTTGTTGTAATCAAATTCCAACATAATCATTTCTTTTGGAATAATTTGTTCTTGGGTCAATTTCAACGCAACATCGATAGTTAATTGACATTCGCGTAAAAGTTTGGTAAATAAATCGGGCTTGCCACTTTCTGTTCTATAACTTTGAACTTTTTCTTTAACGAAGATAAAATGAACTCCTTGTTTACCATATCTAAACGCAACTACGGTGTAATAATAAACAAAACCATGTGCTGCACTGGAATCCGTTCCGATATGAATTTTTAAATCAGAACCATGTTTGATTCGTTGTTCCAAACAATGTTGAATTAGATCAACATTTTGACGTTTGTAATTTTTAAATTGCATTGTTCAAAAATTTAATCATCCTCGCCGGGCTCATCTTCTGTTTCTTCAACTTCACTCATATCATGATGAATGAAAATTGGACGTGGATACAATTTGATTGTAGGTTCGAGTTGGAGAAACTTATCAATTCGTTTAACCAAAGTTTCATGAAATTCAAATACGACGGCGCTGTTACCGTCAATAAATTCGATTAAAGTTTCTTCGGGAGAATCCGGAATCTGCATCATTGCTGCAATTTTTTGAATATCATCTCGCCGAATATATGAGTATGCAATTACATCGGTTTCAATTTGTTCGCCTTTTTTTCTTTTTCCTTCCGCAATTTCTTCCGGAGGTAAATCAAGTTTTTTGGCTAATTCATTTATTGACTTAGGATAAATCCCATTATACAATACGCGCACTTTAAACCAGTTTGGATTCATTATTTTCTTTTAATTGTTAATTTTAATGTAGAGTCTCTAAAATAAATATCTACATTTTCATTATTAATAATTACACTACCACGTTCAATATCATAACAACATTTTGTATATCCTTCTATAAAACCATCTGTTTTATTTACTGGTTTAATATAGTAATAAAATGCCCAACTGACGTTGAACCCCAGTAAGAATATAATTAAAAAATGTAATATAGGTTTTAACTTTTGCATTTATTGATCCAGATGTCAGGCTCGAACTGACAGTCAACGATTACAAATCGTTTGGTTTACCATTAACCAAATCTGGAATTTTAAATCATTATTTTATCACATCTCCGACCTCATTAGATGCTCCTATATTGTTGGCGGTAGAAACTAAATTACCAATAGTCAAAATTTCTCCGTTTGCATCTTTTAATGTTACTCCCCAGTGATCAAAGGTTTTATCTTTACCAATTAAAATAACTGGTGGTTTTAGTTTTGAAAGTTTCACGTCATAATAAGACGACCAATCATAATATTCAACACCATCAATTTTACCAACAATGCGTTTTGGTTCTTCGCAACTGGTAAACAAAAAAATACCAAAAATGAAAATAAAAAGTTTCATGTTAAGTTTAATTTAAAAAGTTATGTCAACCTTTATCTGGATATACGATTTACCAGAAGGGTATGTTGACGTTGCCCGGCTGCCCTCTCCACCAGCGACCTCATATAGAGGTTGGACTAAATGCTGTAAGGTTGTCATTCGCAGGGTCATTTCCCCGCTCTCCCAATGTAATCGTAGCCTCAGTCGACTTGGAAAGATTCGAACTTTCATTTTCAACACCAATTACGAATATCGATCTTATCAGGATCGCTCGGTACAAGTCGTTATTACTATTTCTACATTATTTCATTCCAATGGTAAAAGAACTTTAATTCGAGTTACAATATAGTTAACCCATAACTTTTCAATTTCATCTGACCTCAAAGTTACAAACTCGTCAGATATACGGCCTATAAAAATTTTAAAATTAAGTCACCAATCCACCAACCAATAGGGAATCCAATAGCGGCTCCAATTAAATATGGGATAGTTTTTTCAAGTTTTTCTTTCATTTTAAAAAAAAAGTTTAGTACCCACTAATGGAATCGAACCAATGTTTTTCTTGTATGTAAAACAAGTGCCATACCATTAGGCGAAGTGGGTAATTTGTGGCAGCGGTCAGAATCGAACCGACAATAATAGAGGTTATGAGCCTCTCCAGCCTACCAAGGCTTGTCGCTGCTATTATTTTGTGGCCGCAATGGGTCTTGAACCATATTGTTTTCAGCATGAACCTTGAATAATGCGCACTCTCAAAGGTTTAAGGTTAACTCCGAAAAACAAAGTCATCAGTCATTTTGGACGCACCGTTTACACACGATGCTCAACTTTCCGAAGTTGACATACAGCCGTTTAAATTCGTCGGGGTGACAGGAGTCGAACCTGCAAATAATCACGTCTCCAAAACGCGGAACCACACCACATGGATCGCACCCCGCATTTAGTCAGATTAATCGAAAAAGGTTGTTTGTCAAATTAAAAGTTTGTATAGTAACCTTTTTCATGTATCTGAACTTGTGAACCAGTATCGTAATTTGCGGGTTGTTTCCTTCAACACTTATAAAACGGGATTCGAACCCATAATTACCCGCCGACTTTGTTGTATGCGAACTTTACTGGTTTTGCAGAGAAGAAGGGAATTCAACCCTCACCTCAATTTACATCGAGGAACTGATTAGCAGTCAGCCGTACCAAAGCAATATGTACCTCTTCTCTAAAAAATTGCGGAAACCAAGGGAGTTCAACCCTTACAACGTTTTACCGTCCTCACGCTTTTCAAGAGCGCGTACCTCAGTCAACTGGGGGCTTCCTGTTGAGTCCTTTCACCCTGTCACCATCCCCATTTTTAGATATCATTTCGGCTGGGTTCCGGTCTTACCGTATTAATTTTAATGTCTGTCGCTTCTATTTCACAAGAGTCTACAATAATATAATCGTTATTATCTCCTTTGAAGTACACACCACTTTCATACGAAAGTCCGTGTGTATCGCCGTCGACCATGCAAAAAATTGTTGCACCATATTTTTCCAATAGTGCTTTCAATTCGATTTTGAAATTCGTTATATTATCCATGTTTGAATGCGTTAATTACAATACAAAGGTAAAAAACATTTTTCAATTTACCAAATGGATTAACATTTTATTTAGAGGTTCCTGTTGGAATCGAACCAACATACGCGGATTTGCATTCCGCTCCATCACACCACACTAATGGGAAGGAACCTAAATGACCCGATATAATTACCTAATGCAATAATATGGTTGGTATGTAGTCCCAGAAGGATTCGAACCCTCAGTCGTCTGTTTCGTAGACAGAAATCTTATCCAGTTAAACGATGGGACCAAAATAAACTTTCAATAGACAAGATTCGATACTTGCGTTGATTTGTTCGTTTAGACATCAGTGAGTACCCTTGGGTATTATTCTCTTTCTTACCGTGTCGCCAATGCGTTGCCCGTCACTATTGAAAGTTTTGTTGGGAATAATGGGTTCGAACCACTACTGTCAGATTCAAAATCTGATTTGCTTCCATTACAACAATTCCCATTAAATTTAATATTTTAGGGAGTATGACCAGAATCGAACTGGCTTAGATTTTTATATCTTTCAGGGTCACAACCTGATTCGTTTCCGACAAACGAGTTACATACTCCATTCATTTTGCGCCATGCCCTCGATTCGAACGAGGAACCACAATTTTGGAGATCGTTCGGTTACCAGTTACCCCAGCACGACAGTTGATTATAAATATACTTTTTTAAACTTTTTTCTTCCTATACGCTTTATCAAAAACGCTTCGTTTAAATCCGTATCGAGAAAAACCTGATATCGCTTTCCGTCTCGATCCAAATATTTTGCTTTTGATAGCTGCCATTTACAATCGTTCAAGACTGAAATGGAATCAGGATAGCTTTCTTTAAGTTGAAGTTGATTTTGCCCGAAGCAATTAAAGGTTACTAAGAAGAAAACAAAAGTAAATAATTTTTTCATGATAAAAGTTAAAAATAAATACCCTGATTATTTAATGATCTTGACCTTGCCTCGGACTCGGTAATTTCCGTTCACATCTTTAAATGTGTAGTCTTAATCATATAATGTTTAATGGCAGGACTTGAACCTGCAAAGTGGCTTGTGTTACCAAGGGCTGTACCAATTCGACAATTAATCACCACATTAAACACTTTTGTGCCCCCGACAGGCTACGATCCTGCACGACCATTACTGGTCACCAGATTTTAAGTCTGGCTCGGCTTCCAATTTCGACACAGAGGCAAAATTATTAAATTTCATTTTTGTTGGCTGAACAAATGCAATCCAAAAAGAAATTTACAAAGAAAAAAATCTATGTTCAGTTTCGCAGTCCATTTCAGATTCGAACTGAAACGTAAGCAATTCCTAAAATTGCCGCCTCTTCCGTTGGGCTAATGGACTGATTTGTGCTGCTGGTAGGATTTGAACCTACGATGTCACCTGTTAAGTGAGTCGGTTTAAAAGACCGGACCGTTCGACCAGACTACGGGAACAACAGCGTTTCAATTAAATTCAGTCACTATCTTTTTAATGACTTTTTTTCTTTTGTTTTTTATTCCAAATGTTTAATTACATTACAAAGGTAAAAAACATTTTTCAATTTACCAAGTCCATTAACATTTCATTTGGAAAAGGATTGGATTTAAGTTCCAAATTTCGGTTTCTAATTGAAAGGTACTTTTCAGAAGAAAATCCAATCCTCTAATCTCATACACAAAAACTTTCAGTGGAGAATATGGGCATCGAACCCATCTGTTGTCTTGACCTAAAAACAAGTGTCCACTCCATTGCAGACCCATTCCCCGAACTGCCTGCCCCATTGGTTAGTATCCCGTTGATTCTCTGCGAAGTAGGCAATAATCGAACAGATAACATTTAGATACTTTCCTTTACAATTGAGCGGAATGTGGGATTCGAACCCACGATCATATCTTGATTGGAAGTCAAGCCCAATGGACCGCTATGGGAATTCCGCGTTTAAGTCTAATCTTCAAAGGTTTTATGAATTTACAAGTTTCGGAGTAACCTTTGAAATGTGACTTTTTGGTGGCGAGGTCGAGATTTGAACTCGAAGTATAAGATCATGAGTCTTATGTGTTGACCAATTACACTACCTCGCTATGTTTCTGTTTATCTGTTTCCTTTAACGTAATCAAACACCATTAAAAATGGCCCTATTACTGGAATGAAATCTAACATTTTTATTTTTAACCACGAACCTTCTGCAATTGAAAGCGTGATATAAAAACAAAGTTGGAATAAAAATAATGATAAAAACCCGATCATTCGAAAATAAGTTTACCAATTAAATTACCATGTATGTTCACAAATTCTCCACTATTTTTGATAGCCATCCGCATTCCACCGGCAAAATCAACTTTAATATAAATAATTTCCCCTTCCGTATTCCATTCAACTTGGGTAACTTTATAAATTCCCCAATCGCGATCCGGATGTTCTGAGTAACGTTCAATCAAATGAATTTTAGGCTGTTTCATATTTTTAAAAATTAGTAACGCGGACGGGGTACGATCCCGCACAGTCAAGATTGAAAATCTTGTTTCTTAGCCAATTTGAATACCGCGTCATTTTTTAACCAAAGTACCAACCAGACCTCTCGTTTAATGACTCTCCTTTAAAAGGCACTTGTTCCAGTTTTACCGTCATCATAGGATTCGAACCTACGAACCTTTGGTTAATTATTTTTAAAAACCACAATAAAAAGACCTCTCAAAGATACAAACTTGTGGTCTGAAAAGCGCAAAACAAAGTTTTACGCCCTTCATTTGTTCTTAGGCAGTGTGGTTATATAGCACTTTTCATGGCGTTTTACAGTACGGGAAATTAACTACTTTCAACGTTTAAGGTTTGAAACCTGAGTGTAGTTGTTTTTATGTCGATTTCCCATCTGCCCTACAAAACTTTTTACCTTGATCCTCAGTCATACATGAAAAGTTTTGTAGCCAACTCAACCTTTTTTCAACCACTTCAAGGTTGGTTTTTGCGCGGTGGTAACTGACGGTAACGATCCGTCTTTTCAGGATTTTCAGTCATGCACATTGACCATCAATGTTAAGTTACCAAAATGAGCAGCGTTATTGTAAATTTTTTAATGGTAACAATTTGTTGTTATCTCAATCCGACAATTAAGGGCTTGTTACCAATTTACAAAATCATATCGGCCTTACTCTTGGTGACGTAGCCGGAATCGAACCGCGCTATCTGAACTACTTATTTTTTAAGTCTATTCTAACAGACCTTAGACTTTAAATCCTCATTCAGCCCTTTTACGTCATTTAATCTTGCATCTGTACGGGATTCGAACCCGTGTTGCCCTCTTGGGCGTTTTATCCGCTAAACTAACAGACTCCTATCGAACATTCAACTTCGTGTCAGCTTGGCTGATTATCCGCTACTCCGTTCCCCCTGACAAGGTACTTGTTTTGGCGCACCATCAAGGACTTGAACCTCGAACCCTCACTTTAACAAAGTGCCGCTCTACATTGGAGCTAATGGTGCAATTTTAAATAACGAACCTTTCCCAGAACGAAATTGAATTACGGATACTGTGATTTTTACACTTCGAGCCGTTGGCTCCGACTTCAATAGTACGCAAAACCGCATTCGTTATTTATAATACAAAGGTAAAAACATTTTTGATATTCACCAAATCTTTTTCTACCGTTAACATTTCGTTTAGACGTTTGTTTAGGAATCGAACCTAAAAATCTTCACATAATTAAATGTGGTCTTGTACCTGGGATTCGGTTGTTTTACCAATTAAACTAACAAACGTTTTTAAAAAATGAACCTGTGAAGTTGACTTTACTTCCTTATTCATTACCGACAATGTTTAATATTTCATGCGTTCAGGACGCACTCATCTGTCGTTTTCATCAACTCTTTTCAGAGTAGGTTCAAAATGCAGTCCAGTATAAGTCCCATTAGCATAGTATTTTCTTTGGCGATATTTACCGAACTTTATAAAGGTTCCATACCTAATCGGGAAGTCACCTATAACCCACCTCGTGGGAGCAAAAGGATTCGAACCTCTGTGTCTGTTTAGGAACCTGATTTACAGTCAGGTGCAATCGACCGCTCTGCCATACTCCCAAAAACTACTCAAAAAACCGAATAACTGTTTTGTCATTCTGACGGCGTTTTTTTGGCTGTCTGTTTTTTGAGCCAACGGCGGCGCGTGTTTACACCATCCCATTGATTTTCATGTTAGATGCGTTCATAATATTAAGTTTAGTTTATCTGAAAGCGTTTAAGGATTTTTATTGTTCAATCATTTACGTCTACAACCTACTTGCTTTGTGGCCACTTGGACTGACTACCAAGAACTCGTGACTATCAATCATCGCGACGTTAATTAAACATCCTCACTCCGTTTAACCATACGGAAATGGTTTAATTATTTTCTTAGTACAAAGGTAAGTAAACTTTTTCAATCTACCAAACCCGTTAACATCTTTTTAACAATTCTTTTTCCTTGTTTGCGGTCGTAATATTTTGGACTTTTATGAGTCCGGGTAAAAGTCTTGACCGGAGTTCCTTCCCATTCTTTGAGAATGTTATGGTAGGAAGGTTTTTGAATTTGATTTTTAGTTTTCTGTTTCATTTCCGTTGTAATAAAAATGTGCCATAAAGGTACAATCCTCTAAGGCACATTTCCAAATGTTTTTACAGTATTAACAACTGGTTAACATAGGCAGTGCCTCGTTTGATTGGATAAATAAAATCGTTCTTGTTTTTTCATACACATAAATATCCAAAATTTTTAGAAAACCTTTTTCAGGTCATGTGAATAAACAGCGCATTTATCTCCGTTATCCCATTCAACTATTGACATTGGAACTTTTATTCCAAATAACTGCTCCAAAGCAAGTTGGTGTGTTTGTTCAGTGATAAAACCATAAGAACCACATTCGGGAATGTCATACGAATAAATGTCGTTGTTATTTTCGACTTTTAAACGAACTAAGTTTCCTATTTCAAACGTAGGTTCTTCTTGTTTAGGTTCTATAACTTTGATTTTTTTCATAAGTTTAAAAAGTGGTGGATATAATTGCAGTTATACCCACCAATATGATCAACATTTTCACAAACTTTCTTCTGTCATCATTCTTGCAACCTGTTCCCAAGTCGTATTTTCATCAAAAACAATATCGGCTTCTTCTTTTGTTTTTACAACCGAACCTGCTAATAGATTAATGACGTGACCTTGGGCAAGTTTTTTCCAATTAACTTCCTCTTTACCGTCATCCAAGATAACAAACTTTTCCAAGAATGTTCTCATTTTGATTGCGTCAGCGGCACGCGCAACAATGTTGTTTCTATCCAATGCAACGTCTAAATAAACCAAGTTCTTAGTCAGAACGTGAACGGCGCACAAATATGCAGACTTTGAATTTGACGTTATTTTTGTCGCGTGTTCGACTGTTTCAGGTAACCAATGGTTGTTTCGTTCTGGTTTAGAACGTTGCATCCAACCACAAAGAACACCCTCGTTTGGCCAGTTGTTGAAGTTTGGTCCCCGAAAAATTCGAGCGTCGAAAACAACCCATTCAACTCCGTCCAAATTATTCAAGTTCAAATCCAAATATTCTGCGTTTTTATACGCATATCCGGTATTATCGCCAGAGTAAGTGATTGAGGTTCCGAATTTATGATCCCCGTTCCAGCCAACTTTAACAACTGAGTTGTCTTGATTGATTACAAAGGCAGACAAATCAATGTCGTATTTTTCTACCCAGTGACAATAAACTCTTAAAGTTTTGTCTTCTGGAAGTTTTTCAACAGTTCCGATTGCCTTTGAAGAAATTGAAAAACTTGATGCTCTGTTATTTGTTGCCAGCGGTGAATAATACAAAGAACGATTGATGAAAACTTTCTTAGTGTTTTTCATCTTAACTTTCTTGTAAATTTGAACCATCAACTTGCCTCGAATTTCCTCAACTACCTCAGAAGGCAATGCTTCCAATGCTCCGAAAGTTGAAACATTGCTTTTGTTCTGGTTAGCCAAAACAACGGCACGATCCTTTTCTTGGTCACGGTCTGCAAAATAATTGTAAAGAGTTACCAATTGTTCAAAAGTTGGTTCCAGTTTCACAAATTCGTCAATCGCAGTCATTCCAAATACTTGAAACAGTTGGTTCATACGACGCATAAATACGCCTTTGCGCTTTGCAAGTAAATCGAAGATGGTAACATCTTTATTTTTAATTGCAAGTTCCAACCTCGAATTGAACGTTTTCAATTCTTTCGAGTTGTTCCGTAATTTCCACGCAAATGATGCAAGAATTGGAAATAACCGTTTATTTTCAGAAGTCAACGGATTCAAGTAAAATAAAACTCGCAACCAAACTTCTCGGTAAGTTTTGAAACTTTCCTCCAAGTCATAACACTCATTCAAAGTACGCAAAAGCGCATTTTTAACTGAACGTTTTGGTTGTTTAAATTTAGTTTTATCTTTCAAACCTTCATCCCCCCCGCAATATGCAGCATAAATGCGAAGTACGTCAGTAGCAGAACGAACTGGAAGTTCTTTGCCCAAATCCAAATAACGTTTTCCGATATAAGCCTTGGTTTCTTTGAAAGTAATATGATTGAACTCCAGTTTAGGAGCAAGTTCACTATCGATGAACCAATCAACGATTTCTTTATCCCATTTGGAAATTGAACTTCCAGAATAGACGATATCAGTGAAAACTGAATCAAATTGACGTTCAGTTAACAAAGAAATTTCTTTGTAATTGACATCTTCCAACGCAAATTCACGGCTCATAAACTCGATGTCTTCCGGTCGCCAAGTTCCAAATGACCAATAATGAGAAATTGCATTCCAAACAAATTCTTCATGTGAAAGTGCTTGAACTGATTGCGGGAAATTGCGGTAGATTGGTTCATAACCACTTTCACCGACAATAGTTTTCAAACCCTTACAAAGATCGTTGTAGACTTCTGTAAGTGTTTGTTGATCTTGTTTACCGAGAGCAATGTGAAGTTGCTCAGAACATACAAATCCGTATTTAAACAGTTCAGTTTGGATTTGCATTGCAAGTAATCTGTTACTTTCGGTTCCTTCATTTAGGAACAAACCTTTCCGCTTTTGAAAGGAAATAAAATGTTTCATTTAATGAAATTTAAAAAGTGAATAATCTTTGAAGGTTGTTTAGAATGAAATGAAGTCATGTAGTAACCTTCAAAATGTTTCAATAATCTTTTGCATATCGAGTTCCATTACGTTTCAGCAGCCATTCGTTAACTGGTAAGTTTTCTTTCACATGGACAAGAACTGAATCATCCCAGTTATTTTGAAGAGGAATTTCATCATCATCCTCAAACGAGGATCGAACTTCAGTAAATTCAATCATTTGTCCGTCGTCGACGACCTCGAAAGAAGAAGTTTGACCATGAAATTGAATGGTTTTCAACTGTTTTTCTGAAAAATAATACGCCTTTTTCATAAAATTTTAATTTTGTTAGTGGAAGTGACCAGATTCGAACTGGTTTACGGAGCGACCGTTTATTCCATATGGTATGACCAAAACCTTCGTTAATTTGGATCGAACCAAAAACATACCCACTCCCGTTTTGTAAAACAAAGGTAAGTAAATTTTTTCAATCTACCAAACCTTTTAACAAATTATTAAAACGTGACCCATCAATTTATTCCCAAGAACTGATAGGAATAAGGTTTTTTATTTTCGACTAATCTCGAAAAGTAATTTACGGCGCGTCTACCAGTTTCGCCACTCCCTGCGTTTTGAATTTATTAGGCAGGAAGGCAGGAATCGAACCTGCAATGTACCGGCTCCCAATGCAGTAACTTTTCAAATGTGTCAAAAAATTGTGATCCCGGCAGAATTCGAATCTGCAACTTATTCATTAGAAGTGAATTACTCTATCCGTTGAGTTACGGGACCAGATTAAAATTAAGTCTAATCTTCAAAGGTTTTATGAATTTACAAGTTTCGGAGTAACCTTTGAAATGTGACTTATAATTATCAAACTTTAAATAAAAAACGGAAGATTACAAATAAAATTGTTATAATTATCAACGGTAACCATAACGGAGAAGTAACCCACCACCAAGACCAATTAGCGACTTGACCTATCCCGGCCAATTTCATAACGAGGAATACCAAAAACGTAAGACCTAAGAGACTTATTCCACTGCCTGAACTTGAATTATTTTTTGACATATATAAAATTTTTATTCATTAACATTGCTTTCATATCAAACTCGGTTGTATTATGTTACAGTTACTTCTTCAGGTTTAACTTCGAACATTTCTTCGTATTCAGCGCCTCCGAAAAACTTTGAATACCGGCCTTTAAATTTAATATAAACATCATGATCAACAAAATGGAAAATCCGATAATAATCATCTCCCTTACCTTCGCCCGCAATTATCTCTACGCATTTAAATGACCCCAACGTTTGAAAAGTTTTTTTGAATTCTCCGTATTCCGCAATAGTATCAACTTGATAATAAACATCGTCATAAAACCACCGGCACGGTTCATAATCGTGATCCGCAAACAATTGAGATTCTAAAATTTCTCTAATTTCCTTAAAAGTTAGTTTATTCATATACTTCAATTGTTTTTAATTGTTTTTTAACTTCTTTCATTTTTTCAAATCGACAACCAGAATTTGAACTCCACCACCCGAATACTTTGACGTAAACATCGTGGTCTGAAAAATAGTAAACTTTCCAGATTTTTTCTTCGTTGTAGCCTTCTCGGTCGGTATCGTCTTCGGCCACAACTTCAAATTTTCCAAGTTTTAAAACTTGTTCTACATACGGCGCGTGCACCGCTACTGATAATTCTGTTTGATTGTTAATTTCCCATAATTCATCATATTCAAAGCCAGAACTTCTTCTGTCGTTCATTTCTTCAAAAATACGATCGATGTCGTAGTACATAAGTTTTTCCATAATCTTCTCTGTAATTTAAAAAGTAATTTAGGTTATTGATAATGTAAATTGTCATCCATAATGGTGCTAACCTTTGAACTAAGGCTTCAACCATTTTGATATATGCAATATTTTTATTTTCAATTGTTTTTGGTAATAAGAACCTTTCCATTGCCAACGTCTGCGCTTCCTCAATTACCACACGCTGACGGATGTGTTCGGTCGTATTTTTAAACTTTTCAGGACAAACCCAAACGGTTGTTTGCCCGGGTTCCTGCAAAAACTTAAACGCAGGATGGCCGTAATCAGGATGGGCAACAGACTGGTGAAGTTCATCGTGAACGTTTTCCCTCGAAACAGCATCATCAAAAAATTCTTCACTTTCCATTGTGAAATCTGCTCGCCAAGGTTCACCAAACTTTTCCTTCCAAAACTCATAAAGTTCATAAAACAATGGTTCAATTATTTGACATCCTTCGTGCGACATCAAATAAAGGTCATACATTGTTTTTTTGAAATGAACTTTGTGGAAGTAAACGTGACTTCCTTTGAGTGTGAAATAGACATCTTTTACATAATTTGGACTAAATCTTTCAGTAAATTGAAAATATTTCCAAATAGGAGGAATACAAGTCACCTCGGTCTTGTTACCATAAATATCTTTAAAATATTTAATGGTTCCGGGACTTGGTTCATGTTGAACCAAGACATCAAAATCTGCGCATGGTTTACAGCGTTTTTGGATGCGTTCGTTGTCTGGAAAAAGTTCCTTGAACATTCTACTTCCTATAATGAAATGTTTCATTAGTGCTTAAATTCGTTATTATCAGTTGAACCTGCGAACTTACCAATCAATAAAAATAAACCAGCAAGTATAAAAAATCCCATACCGACTTTAATAAAAAACTGATCGTTTGGATTTACGTTCATTACGGTAAACCCGCCAAGAAGAACGAAAACAAATGCCAATAATGGAGCAGCAGTTTTAATTTTGGCATTTTCTTCATTTTTATGCTCTACATAACGATTGTACGCTTTGCGATCCTCCTTTGTCAATTTTTTCATGTTTGAAATGTTTGTTTGTTAATTATAGTACAAAGGTAAATAAACTAAAATTACAAAACAATACAAGAGATGTTAATTACTTGTTAAACAACCGTTCGTTCAGAATTCGTTTAATGAACCTTTGAACACCTTCATCTTTTGACATACAGTAGCGGAGTTCACTTTCATTCATATCGTACTCGCAAGTTGCGAGGTACATTAAATTTTGCAACTCATGTATTGTCAACTGAATAGGAGTTTGACTCATTAAAACTGAACAAGTGTCTTCTGAAATTTGTTCATATAGATCAATATTAAACCACCCCGGATTCGGAAGTTCGTTGACAATATTACCCAACTCGCGCCAGCATTTTATTGGTCGGTCTTCTTCATTTAACCAAACAATTTCCCGCTTACCATTTTGAAGTACCCGAGTATAAATTTTCATATTTAAAAGAGCGGTTAACCTATACACCGCAAGGTTAATCTGATTAATTGAAAAGTGCCAGTTCCAAACCTTTTATTGGAGTAATGTTTCTGGAAAGTGCAAGTTGCGCGGCTTTTTCGGTTGTTCCTTGATAACCAAGGTTCAAAACGGTTGAAAGCATCTGGTCTTCCGGACTGTCAAAATCTTTCGTTCCCAAGAATCCAGTCACTCCGTTAAATCCGCCCCAAGCCGTTCCGCTAAATTCTTTTTGACCGGGGCCGCTTTCGTAGTAACTCAGAGCAGAGGTAATGATGTTTCGTTTCCGGGTTGAAATAATGGAATCGCCTTCTGCATCCAGAACCTGACCAAGCGCAAGGGCTTCAATTTCTTCTTTGGTAAGAAAAATGTGACCCATAAAATCTACTGGGTTAATTTGGATGTCTGACATTTGGTTGAAGGCATCACCAAGTACGGTTACGTTCTTTTCCAACAATCCCATAACTTTTGAAAATTCTCGAATTTTTTCATTGGCGCTTTGGGTATGCCTGAAGGTATATTTTTCTTTGGCTCCCCGAAGTGCAGCAGTCAAGGTGTTGTTGCAAACGACCCTAATTGGTGTGAAGATAACTGAAATAGGCGAAGTTCCGTCAAAGCTGTTGGTAAACAAGAGATACATATCTGTAACATCAGTTCCTTTGACAACCACTTGTTTATCCGATTTCATTGAAACAAAACTAATTGCGCCGTCTTTAAGTACGCCAGCAGTCTCGATGTGGAACGGGAACTGGTCAACAATTGCAAGTGCGTCCGCGTTTTGAACCGGAGTGTAACGGCTACCTACCGTTCCCAACACTTTGTGAGTGTCAGTACGCCAAGTGAAGAATGAACTTTCACTGATGATTTCAATCGCGCCCATACGGTGAATGTTTGGGCTTTTCTCAACGTGGTAATCAAGTCCACCATATTGCATAGCGTCTTGAAGATTCACGGTTTCGAGAATTGTTCCAAACCCGTGCCAAGGTTTGATGTTTTTGGAGACAAAGTCTCCGGTTTCATTTTTCTGAAAACTAAGGTTGTGTGCCATGTTGTTAAAAGTTTGTTTGTTAATTACTATACAAAGGTATGGGAGTGTTTTAAAACTTCCAAATGGATTAACAAGCCATTAACACAGTGAATGTTTTATAACTTGATTAAGATTTTCAAAAGTTCTTCCGTCAAATTTAGAATAGTTTGCAGTGCAATAACCGGATATATTTCCGGAAATTGTGACCGATGCTTCGTATTGTTTTTCATTAACACTGAAATATACCGAACTGTTATCTTCGGTAAATTCAATATTCATTTTAGTGAACTTTCTTTTTAAATTGTCAATTTTCATAATCAATTGTTTTTAATTACGATACAAAGATAAAGGCTTGATCCTTACGAACCAAGCCCATTAACAAACATTAACAACCTTTAAGAATTCATATTTCGGTAATGATCCCAATCATTATTATCAGTTGGGAATTTCAAATATTTGAATATAAAGATGATTGCGGCACATAGGCCAATAAAGAATAGGATTTTCATATATTTTTAGATTTAAAAAGTTTGTGACATTTATCAGGTTGAATATCTTCAATGGTCTGTCGACGACCTACGCCAGTCATCCAAGTATTTAAAGTCATAACTGAATTTGGATAGATCGGATCATGAACGTCATCATATACGATGGTATCTGAAGTTGGTTCCCAATCTTTGGGAACGGATGCATAAAAAATTATACAAAGCAGACACCAATCAGAATCTTGAACTTCGCGCCAAAAAACATCTTTAAAAGGAACTCCGATTTCTTTTGCAAATTTAGTTGCACCTTCTTTTAGATTCCTAACAGCATCCGCGACATTTAAAGTTTGCATATAACCAGCATTATATGCGACCATCGAACTGTATGTGAACAAAGATAATGTCATTGTTGAGTTTGATTTTTATATTGATATTGATATTCACATTCTCCCGGAAGGAAATAAGCATACGCCCTGCAAAATTCCGGATATTGCGCTTTAAATTCTTTAACGGCATCTTTGCAGTCGAACTCGTTAAAATATTGACCATAATGTACTACCCAATAATCTTTGATCTCTCGGGTACTTCCGTCTTTATATTTTTGCGTCAAGGAACCTTTTGGAAGTTTGGTACACATAGAACCATCTGGACGTGAACCCGGAGGTTGAATCAAAAGTTCCATCCTGATAGTCCAATACCCGCCAGTCGTTCTACCGGGACGTTGACCAAATCGTTGATTTGAAATAACAACTGTATCGCGACTCAAAACAGTTGTTTCGGCCTTACAATTATCAGCGTCCCAACTTGTTTCTGAAACGACTCGAATGCGCTTCTTGACTTCTTGGTAGCCAGCAATAGGACTATAAACAAGTTCTCCGACCGTTCCGTAGTCGTTTTTCGCATCGCATGGGTCGGGAGTCAGTGGAGATTGCATTGAATATTCCAAAGGAAATTCAAACCGCTGGATAAGTTCATCGCACTGACCAAACGCAAAGGTTTGGTAAAAAAGAAAAAAGAAAATACTAATTTTTTTCATGTTCATCTAAATATTTTTCCAAGATATCTTGGATTTTTGTTAACAGTTTTTCAGCCTTTGAATTACCAACAACACCGTATTTTTTTATGATCCTGTTATGGCGACGGAGCCATTGTTTCCACCATTCGGGATTCTGTTC